GAAAGAAGAAATTCCTAGTTCTTCTATGTTAAAAATAAACAATAATGTTAAATCTGCTCCATCTGCTGCAAAGGCAATGATAGATTTCTTTAATCAAATGGCAGAAAAGGAACAAATGGATTTTTTAAATAATGCAAAATTTAAGATAGCAATAGATAAATTAAAAGATTTAGCCGGAGATACAGAAGAAACTCCTGTAACTGAAGATGAAGATAAAGAACCATCTAAAGCAGATCTTAAAAAAACAAAAGGTTTAGCTAAAGCAAAAGAAGAATTAGCTTTATTAACTCGTGAGATGAAATCATTAGCTAAAAAGTATTCTAAAGCTGAGGGTGAAGAAAAAGAAAAATTAGTTAAAGTCTTAAAAGATAAAACTAAATTAAAAAAAGAGTTAGAAGCTATTATAGATAAATAAATATGAAATTTAACGAAAGGTTTTTTTATTTATTAAAAATTATTATTTTATTAGTTATTGTAGCTTGGTTATTATTTTCCAATGAAGAAGATTATACTGAAGATTACAATGCTAAAATAATAGCCTTAGAACAAAAAGTTGATTCATTACATCATATGAATGATAAATTAACTTTTAAAATTGATACATTAAATGTTCAAATATCAAAATTAGACAAACAAATTGGTCTAAAAGATAATAGAATAAAAAATTTAAAATGGAAAGTAAATGAAAAAGTTAATGCCGTTGATTCTTTTAATAATGATGAGCTTACAAAGTTTTTCACAGACCGTTATAGACAGTACAACGATTCAGTTAAAAAGGCCGATAGTAAAATTAGTAATTAAAGACTTAATTAAGGGTGATGGAGCTAAAGAAGAACTATCACTTAGTATTAGTAAAATAAATTTATTAGAACAAAAGGTTATTTTAAAAGATAGTGTTATAAAAAATTTAAATTTTCAAATAGGAAATTTTGAATCTATAATGTTAACCAAATCAGATCAATTAAGTCTATCTCAAGAATTATCAAAAAGACTTCAAAACGATTTAAAAAAACAAAAATTAAAAACTAAATTAATGGGAGGTGCTGGGATAGCAGCAATTATAGGAACAATATTTTTACTAAAATAATATATGTCTGACCTAAAAAAAGTAATACGCCAGGAATATTTAAAATGTGCTAAAAATCCAGTACATTTTATGCGTAAATACTGTTATATACAACACCCCCAACGTGGTCGTATACAGTTTAATTTATACCCTTTCCAAGAAAAAGTATTAACGTTATTTCAAGAAAATGATTATAGTGCTATATTAAAATCTAGGCAACTAGGTATATCAACATTAGCAGCAGGTTATTCTTTATGGTTAATGACTTTCCATAAGGATCGAAACGTATTAGCACTAGCAACTACACAAGCAACAGCAAGAAATTTAGTAACAAAAGTACAATTCATGTGGGAAAATTTACCTTCATGGCTTAAAGTTGATTCTGCTGAAAATAATAAATTATCTCTTAGATTAGTAAATGGTTCAAAAATACAAGCAAAATCTTCAAATGCAGATGCCGCAAGATCAGAAGCAGTATCTTTGCTAATAATTGATGAGGCAGCTTTTATTGATAACATTGCCGAAACATGGGCTTCTGCACAACAAACCCTAGCAACGGGTGGTGGGGCTATAGTATTATCAACTCCATATGGTACAGGTAATTGGTTCCATCAAACTTGGGTTAAAGCAGAAGCTGGTGAAAATGATTTTTTACCTATCAAATTACCTTGGTATGTACACCCAGAAAGAGATCAAACTTGGAGAGATGCACAAGATGCTTTATTAGGTGACCCTAGATTAGCAGCACAAGAATGTGATTGTGATTTTAGTACTTCAGGTGATATAGTATTTTATAATGAGTATTTAGAATTTTATGAAAAGTCTCATATTAAAGAACCTATGGAAAGAAGAGGTGCGGACCAAAACTTATGGGTATGGGAATCTCCAGATTATAGTAGGGACTATATGGTAGTAGCAGATGTTGCCCGTGGAGATGGAAAAGATTTTTCTACTTGTCATGTTATGGATGTAGAAAATAATGTACAAGTAGCTGAATATAAAGGGCAATTAGGTACTAAAGAATTTGGCCATTTACTAGTAGGTTTAGCTACTGAATATAATGAGGCAATGCTTATTATAGAAAATGCAAATATTGGTTGGGCTACAATACAAGTAGCTGTTGATAGAGCATATTCAAATCTTTACTATTCACAAAAGAGTGACTCCTCCAATGCTAATTCGTATTTTGATAGATATCAAGACCACTCCAAAATGGTAGCTGGTTTTACTATGTCATCTAGAACGCGACCTATGGTAATAGGTAAATTTCAAGAATATATAGCAGATAAAGGAGTAACTATACAATCAAAAAGATTAGTAGAAGAAATGAAAGTGTTTATTTGGAAAAATGGTAGGGCAGAAGCGCAAACAGGATATAATGATGATCTAGTTATGGCTTTTGGTATAGCTATGTATATTAGAGATACAGCACTAAAATTAAGACAACGAGGTTTAGATATAACTAGAAAAACATTAAATAACATAAAAGTAAATAGAACAACATATCAAGGAGGATATTTTGCTAGTGGCAATGATAATCCTTACCATATAGATACCGATGGAGGGAAAGAAGATATAAGTTGGCTTCTATAATTAATATTTATAACAATAACTATATACAATGGCAGATAAAGGCTTATTTAGTAGATTACAAAGATTATTTTCAACAGATGTAATTATCCGTAATACGGGTGGTAATCAAATAAAAGTAATTGATAGTAGCACTATACAACAAAACGGAGGATTACAAACTAATTCATTAGTAGATAGATATAATAGAATATTTACTACTAGTCCTTCCTCATTATATGGTGCACAATTTCAATTTAATTATCAATATCTAAGACCCCAATTATACTCAGAATATGATGTAATGGATACAGATGCAATTATTGCTTCGGCTTTAGATATTATAGCAGATGAATCAACTTTAAAGAATGATATGGGTGAAGTATTATCTATCCGTTCTTCAAATGAAGATATACAAAAAATACTTTATAACTTATTTTATGATGTATTAAATATAGAGTTTAATTTATGGTCTTGGGTTAGACAAATGTCTAAATATGGTGACTTCTTCTTAAAATTAGAAATATCAGAAAAATATGGTGTCTACAATGTAATTCCTTATACAGCATATCATATTGAAAGACAAGAAAATTTTAACCAAAACAACCCAGCTGAAATTCGTTACAGATATTCTCCTGATGGTTTAGTTAATTCTAATTCAGGAATGTATAATGTACCTGGAGCAGGAGCAGATAATTCTCCTGGAATATATTTTGATAATTATGAAATGGCCCATTTTAGGTTAATTGGTGATGTTAATTACTTACCTTATGGCCGTTCTTACATAGAACCAGCTCGTAAATTGTTTAAACAATATACTTTAATGGAAGATGCAATGTTAATCCATAGAATTGCTCGTGCTCCTGAAAAACGTATTTTTTATATGAATGTTGGTGGTATACCTCCAAATGAAATAGATGCATTTATGCAAAAAACTATTTCAAATATGAAACGTACTCCATATATGGATCAAAAGACAGGTGAGTATAATTTAAAATATAATATGCAAAACATGATGGAGGATTTTTATATCCCAATTCGTGGAAATGATCAAACAACAAAAATTGAAACCACAAAAGGTTTAGACTATGATGGGATTCAGGATGTTGAATATTTAAGGGATAAATTATTTGCAGCACTTAAAATACCTAAAGCATTTTTAGGATATGATGAAAATATAGAAGGTAAAGCTACATTAGCGGCTGAGGATATCAGATTTGCGCGTACAATTGAAAGAATACAAAGAATATTAGTTTCTGAACTTAATAAAATTGCACTTGTTCATTTATATGCTCAAGGTTATAGAGATGAAGCATTGACTAATTTTGAGTTATCAATGCAAACCCCCTCAATAATTTTTGAACAAGAAAAAATTGAGTTAATGAAGTCAAAAACTGAATTAGCCCAATCTCTATTAGAAAATAATTTATTACCTAGTGATTGGATATATGATAATATTTTTCATTTGTCAGAAGACCAATATGATGAATATAGAGATTT